AAACTACGCCGAGTGTCTGCCAAAAGACGAAAACAAAACGAGGTCTATTCTGATGTGCGAGAGAAGTTTTTGGGCAACACGCCAGTCTGCCAAGTTTGCCAGAGCAAGATGGCGAGCCAAGTTCACCATAGGCGAGGGAGGTTCGGGGATAGGCTAAACGAGGTTGAGTTTTTCTTGGCGGTTTGCTTTGAGTGCCATCACAAAATCCATATGAACCCAGCGTGGGCGTATGCAAAAGATTATCTGGTTAAGAGATGAACATCGGGGCGTTCAGCCGAAGTTTCTTTGAGCCAAGAGAGCAACTATCAATTCCAGAATGGGCAGAGAAAAACCTTACGCTCTCGGCAAGGGTAACGAACATACCCGGAGCATATTCAACAACCCTCACGCCCTATGTTCGTGAACCCCTAGAGGCTTTTGGAGATGATTCGATTCGGAGGGTTGTTCTTGTCTGGGGGGCGCAGACCTCAAAGACGACAACCATTCTCGCTGGCTTAGCCTACCGAGTAGCAGAGCGACCTTGCCCAGTCTTGTGGGTGATGCCTTCGGAACATCTAGCCCGATCATTTACAGAAACCCGCTGGCTTCCGATGGTGGACGATTGCCCAGCCCTAGCCAAAGAACGGCCAGAAAATACAGACCGAATCAAAATCCTAGAGCAACATTTTAAGCGATGCTCGGTCTGGTGGGCGGGAACAAGTGCCTCGGCTCTTTCTAGTCGCTCGATTGCTTTACTCTGTATGGATGAGGTGGACAAGTTTCCAGAGCAAGCAGGGTCGGGGAGGGAGGCCAATCCGGTGCAGTTAGCAGAAGCACGAGTCAGCACCTACCCGAACCATCTCATCATAGCAACCAGCACCCCCACAACTGCCGACTCAATAATTTGGGCTGAATGGCAGAAGGGCGACATGCGTTTCTATTTTGTCCCTTGCCCCCATTGCGGATTAAAACAAAAACTAATCTGGGGGCAAGTGAAGTGGGATGAAGCCGCAAAGATTGAGGATGGAGTTTATGATTATGCCCTAGTAAAATCCTCGACCTACTACGAGTGCGAAGGGTGTAAGGGCAAGATTCAAGACGGCCAGAAAACCAAGATGCTCCGAGAGGGGGAGTGGAGGGCAACCAATCCCAAGGGTGAACCAGCTAGACGCTCGTATCACCTCAACGGCCTATACGCTCCGTGGGTATCCTTCGGGAGCTTAGCAGTCAAGTTCCTACAAGACAAACACAGCGGGATTATCGGCCTACAAGATTTTGTGAACCGAGTCCTAGCCGAGCCGTGGATGGAACACGAATCAGAAAAGATGCAGATCGTTCCCGGTGCTTACAAGATGGGCGAGGTTCGGATGGGCGATAAGCTGATTATGAGTTGCGACATTCAAGAGGCTGGGGGCTTCCACGCTTGGTGCGTTGTGAGGGCTTGGGATTTAGAGGGCAAACCAAGGCTTGTGTGGGCGGGTAGGCTAGAAACTTGGGGGGATATAAAGGCAAAACAAGATGAGTTTGGGGTTGAGGATAAGTGTGTCTTAATCGATTCGGGCGATCAAACCCGAGATGTATATTTGAATTGTTGCAAGAACGGCTGGGTAGCGTTGGTCGGTTCGGACAAGACCAGCTTCTCCGAGATCGTGAACGAGCAGAAGGTGCAAAGGCCATACGCTCGAATCGCAAATGGCGACCCCTTCTCTGGTAAGGCAGTTCAATCCAAGGCGGGGTGGAAGTGGAAGCTCTGCCCGATTTGGCGATGGTCGAACCCATCCATCAAAGACATCCTCTCCCAATTATTGAAAGAGGAGGGATTCATCGCCCTAGACACGCCCGATGTCTGGAAGGTGCATATCGAAGCAGAGGTGAAGGTGAGGGTGAAAAATCCTATGACTGGCAGGGAAAGACTTGTGTGGAAGCAAATCGGGAAGCATAATCATTTAATGGATTGCGAATGTATGAACATCGTGGGGGCGGCACTCCACGGACGGCTCAAAGTTTCACCCGCAAGTTTGACAGAGGAGGTTGAGAATGGCGAAGGGTGATTTCATTGGGCTACCCCTTGCTACCCTCACTTCGTTGCGTGATAAATATATCACTTGCCTAGAAGCGATTGCGGTGGCTGGGTCAAGCTATTCGATAGCGGGACGCTCTTTTTCGAGGGCGAATCTTGGGGAAGTTCGTGATACCATCGCAGAGTTAACCCTTGCCATCCAGTCTGTCAACGGCACTCGTATTCGCACGACCTACGCCAACTTCTCGTGAAAAAAGCCCAGCTAAACTTAATCGATAAAGCTGTTGCCTTTCTGAACCCGCAGGGGGCAGTTAATCGGATGATTGCACGGCAAAAGCTCGTCAACTTCTCTTACGATGCGGTCAAATATACAAGGGAACGCAAAGGGCCGAGTTCCCTTTCTGGTGCAGAAGATTATCGCTCTAACTATGACCGAGTGGAGCTGATGAAAAGGGCGAGGGACTTGGCAGAGAATGTCGGCCTTGTTCGCTCCATCCTTATGAAGTTTGCCAGTCATACAGCCGCAAACATCTCCTACCAAGCCCGAACAGAAAACCCAGAGGTCAATACAGAGGTTGAGGCATATTGGGCAGAGTGGTGGGACAAGTGCGATATCTCGACAAGGCACACCGGCTCGACTCTGATGCAAGTGGCGATGATGTCGATGCTCCGAGATGGTGATTTTCTTTTCGTTTTAGTCCGAGACAAGGACGGCAACCTAAAGATTCAAGGCATCGAGGCAGATAGAGTAGGAGACCCATTCAAGGTTTATACAAGCCTAGATTTGATCGGTGGAATCCATATTGATCGGGATACTGGTGCGCCGAGTGCCTACGATATTTACAATCGAAGCATTGGCGATTTCTACACCTACCAAGCAACCATTCCCGCAAGCCAAGCCTTCCACCTATTCGACCCACTCCGCATCGACCAGTACCGAGGAATCTCCGCTTTTCATACCGCCATAAATGATGCGACAGACATTTACGATATTATAAACTTCGAGAAGATGGCCGCAAAGAACGCAAGTTCGCAAGCTGGAATCGTAAAGAGGAATAACAACAATGCCTCCGACCTCTCCACGCTCACAAACGATGAAAATGTTAATGGTGATACTATCAAGCTAGAGGCGATTGAGTCTGGCAAAATCTCTTACCTAGAACCGGGTGAAGATATCGTGTTCCCCGATGGGCCGAGCCGTCCCTCCGGTGCGTTTGCCGAGTTCCACAAGATTCTACTCCGCAACATTTGCTTGGGCGTTGGCATCCCTTACAGCTTCGCCGTAGACCCTTCCGCTATGAGTGGACCGACAGCTCGCCTTGAGATGCAACAAGCTGGACGCACTTTCCGCAGATACCAAAAGCTCATCGATGACAAGGTTCTGCGACCAATCAAAAACATCGTGATTGCCGATGGAGTAGCAAGAGGATTGATTGAGAACAATGTTGGGACAAGAACGACTAGGGGTATTTTCAATTTCGGGGCAAATGTCTCTATTGATTTGGGCAGAGAATCCGCTTCCGCAATTTCCGAGTTTAAGACCGGACTCCGCACCGCCGCCGACATCTACGCAGAGCGAGGGCAAGATTTTGAAAGTGCTATGCGACAAAGGGCGATTGAGGCCAAGCTGATTAAAGACTTGGCAGAGAAGTATGGCGTAGCCCCAGAGACGATTTCCGATATTGTCACCCCTACGCCCCAACAACCCCAACTGCCTCCTGCTCCCGCACCCAAACCAGTAGCACCCATAGAGGATAAACCAGAGGAGGATAAGGATGGGGGAGGCGACCAGAAGCCAATTCCAGAAGACCCCATCGAACCATCCTCCGAAGAATTAGAAGTTAAAAAAAAAGATACTGAAGAGGCACTAGCAAAACTAGACCCAGCATCCATCAAGATGCTGATTGAGGGAATGATGGGTGGGATTGAGTTGGCGAAGTATGATGGGATTGATTTTACCCCACCAGAAGGAGCTAGGGAGGCCGCCAAAAGAGCCTTGGATGTGCGGGAGACAAAACCACCCAGCCAAAGGGGAATGACCCCAGTAGGCATCGCTAGAGCTAGGGATTTGCAAAATGGCGTGAAGCTATCGCCCGATACAGTAAGGCGAATGCTGAACTTTCTAACTCGCCACGAAGTCGATAAGAAGGGCGCAACTTGGGATGAGCAGGGGAAGGGCTGGCAAGCGTGGCACGGCTGGGGCGGAGATGCTGGCTTTTCTTGGGCAAGAAAAGTAGTTGGGCAGATGGAAGCAAGGGACAAGAAAGAACTAGCCGAACCGGCCTCTTGCCCAATCGCAACCCAAGACATCAAGACCAACCTAGCCAATAGGCAGACAGCGGTAGATGATGCGAACTACGGCCCAGCCAATCCGAACGAGCCAAACGATGCTTACTGGAAAGCCAAGGCAGACGAGTTCCAAGGCGATGTAGCAACGGCAAAGAAGATGCTTTGTGGTAATTGTGCGGCCTTCGATCAGAGGAGCAAGGTACTAGGGTGCATTAAGAAGGGAATTGGAGAGGACGCAAATGAAGTGGCTATTGGTGGCGATCTGGGTTACTGCGAGATTTTTAATTTTAAGTGTGCGGCCAAAAGAACTTGTGACGCTTGGATTGTGGGTGGGCCGATTACAGATAAGAAGCAAGAACTAGCCCGACCAGTCTCCCAAACCCCAGCCCCTCCAAAGGAACGAATCAAAGGCTCAAAGGAGAACCCCAAGGGCACGGCATCGACCAGAAGCAAAGCTGGCGACATTGAGATTTCAGAGCAGAACGAAGAAGCCCTCAAGAACAAGATCGCCGAGTTCAAAGACAAGCACCCCTCAAGGAAAGCCCCCACCCTTGGAGCATTAAAGAAAGTGTTTCGCAGGGGGGCGGGTGCGTTCTCGACCAGCTTCCGACCCACTATCAGCGGGGGCAAACCTAACTCAAGGAACGCTTGGGCGATGGCAAGGGTGAACAAGTTTCTCAAGATGGCTAGTGGGGGTGAGGTCAAAGACTCCTACCGCAAGGCAGACGGAGACTTGTTGGAGGAAAGATTTGATTGTGGAACTGGGGCTGGTGGATTTAAGGAGGGAAATACTTGTGCTGGCGGGGGTGAAGGGGAATCAATAAAATCTCCCACAACCCCCAAGGGCGAAGGAAAAGAATTATGGCAAATGACCAAAAAAGAGTTCTTTCATCCTCAAATTTCAAGAAAATTTATTGACGCAGAAAATGAAAAAGACGGAACAATCATTGGGAATGTTGGTGACTTAATACACGGCGAGAAAACCAGAGAACTACTAAAACCAGTTTTAGATGTGCCAGTAATGGTTATGAGAACCCCGGTGGTTAAGGGAGAAAGAATAAAGACTGGCGAAGATTTCGTTTTCGATGGGGCTTCTGGAACATTCCAAGGAAAGCCAGCAATCTTTATTAACCCGAACACAAAGATGGTGGGCACATTGTATGAAGAATCTGCTCATCAAATGCGAAGGGCAACTGGAAGAGAAATTAAAAAAGCAGATATTAAGAAAATAATTAGTGGAGATGGTGACTTTAATAAGATGTATAAGGA